GCGCCCAAATCAAAACCTGATTCCGTTCCGTGATTCGCAATTGCGCAGCGCGGCCAGTGGCCTGATGACGAGCTATTCTTCGTTGTCGAAAAATTACAACGGCACCTATTCGGCGCAGCGTCAGGAGCTGGTCGAACAATTCAACGTGTATCGGGCGCTTTCGAATTCATTTATTTTTCGGTGGTGTCAGCCCACATGGGAATCGTTCGTTGATGCTGCGGTAGCGAGCGGCGCTGTATCGATCAGCAGCCGAATCAATCGCGATACGCTGTACAACGCGAGTCACACGGCACCGCCGATGCCGTGGATAGACCCGGAGGCAGAAGTGACCGCATTCGCGATGGCCGAGGATCGGCTTTATGAATCCAAGTCCGCAATCATTCGCCGTCGTGGTGGCGTTCCCGATGAAGTGTTCCGTGAAATCCAGCGTGATCGCGAAGAATTGGAACGCCGCGGCTTGACCGCAGCATCACCGAACACGGAAACTTCGCAAAATGAGCCGCCGCCTGACGACGATTCGAGCGAAGAAACGGCAAACCGCACAGCGCGAGCCGTGCTCAGGCTGCAACGCAGGAGAGCGTAAATGATCGAAGTGAAAGCGAAGGACGATTCCAAAGCTGAAGTACTGGTGTTTGACGTCATCGGTGCCGATTTTTTCGGTGAAGGAACGACCGCGAAAAGCGTCAAACAGGCATTGGACGACCTTGGTGAAATAACGGACATTACCGTGCGAATCAATTCACCGGGCGGCAACGTGTGGGACGGGCTGGCGATATTCAATTTGCTGAAAAGCCACCCGGCACAGATTCATGCGCAAGTCGAAGGGCTGGCCGCGAGCGCGGCGTCCGTCATTGCGATGGCCGGTGATCTGGTCACGATGGGCGACGGGGCCATGATGATGATTCACAACCCGATGACGCTGGCGATGGGCGACGGGGATGAATTGCGCAAAGCCGCTGAAGTCACCGATAAAGTCGAAGGTCAATTGATCGATATTTACAACGCGCGAACAGGCCTCGACAAAAAAACGATCGACGCAATGATGGCCGAGGAAACGTGGTTCACGGCTGACGAAGCGATTGAAAACGGCTTCGCAGATGAAAACACGCACGAACAGACGAAAACCGCCGCGCGTGCCAATTGGGCGAACGTCATCGCCATGTTCAAAAAGGCCGATCGGTACTTGAAACCGGAAACGGAAACGAACGACGGCGACAAATCGCGAGCGATGCGAACGGCAGCGCACGCGCAAACAGTGGTAATTCCTGACCCGTTGCCAGTAGAATCCGGGGCGGTTGCCCCACAAGCTCAAATTGAGGAAATCATCATGGATGGATCGACCGAAGCAGCGATCGCTAAGGCGAAGGAACAGGCACTCGCCGACGAGCAAAAACGCCGTGCGGATATTCGTGGGGCATTCGGGCATTTCGGGGAAGCGCACAGCGAGTTGATGAATTCGTGTCTGGATGACGTGCAATGCACCGCTGATGTGGCACGCACCAGATTGCTCGACGCGCTCGGCAAAGGTCACGCGCCGATGGCCGGATCGGTTCACGTGGAATCGGTTTCCGACATTCGAGACAAATTCGTTGCGGGCGCTGAAAACGCCATTGCCATGAGGCTCGGCCTTGTGGAACGTGATCCCGGCAACGAGTTCGCCGGTCAAACATTGTGGCAGCTGGCAGGCATCGCCCTTCGCAATTCGGGCGTCAACATTCAGGGCCTGACCCCGGATGGCATCGCGCGCAAAGTGCTCGGTGCGCATTCGTCGAGTGATTTCCCGCAATTGCTGTCCAACACGGCTGGCAAAGTGTTGCGCGCTGCTTACGGCAATTTCCCCGACACGTGGCGTTCGTGGTGTGCTGCAGGCAGTGTTTCGGATTTCAAGATTCACCCGCGCATTCAGCTCGGTTCGTTCCAAAGCCTGCTGACGATTCCCGAAGGCGGCGAATACAAATACGGAACGATCGAGGAAAGCTATGAGAACGCGCAGGCCGCAACCAAGGGCCGCGCGATCGCGCTCACGCGGCAAATGATCGTTAACGATGATCTCGGCGGCTTCAATCGTCGCGCTCAATTGATGGGCCGCGCGGCAGCTCGCAGCGTCAACACGGATGCTTATGCATACCTGACCAGCGGCACGAGCAATAATGGTCCGACGTCCACGGACACGGGGCAATTTTTCAACACGACCGCTGCAACGACAGCTGGCGGTCACGCCAATCTCGCCAGCTCGGGTGCCGCGCCGTCAGCGAGCACGATCGCAGCCGGGCGAAACGCAATGCGCAAACAAAAGGATGCGGGCAACAACGAAACGCTGAACATTCTTCCGAGCGAAATCGTTGCGCCGGTCGCGCTTGAGGACACGATCTGGACGCTGATCAATTCGGCAACTGATGTGTCGCAGGCGAACCCGAACAAGCGCAACTATGTGGCAGACGTCGCGCGTCTGAGCCTGACGACCGATCCATATCTGGACACGATTGCGGCGGGTGCGTGGTATCTGTTCGCTGACCCGGCCGATGCCGCAGCAGCGTTCGAAATCGTGTTCCTCGATGGCGTTCAGGAGCCGTTCGTTGATGACATGGTGGATTTCCATACCGATTCGATGCATTTCAAAGTTCGACTCGATTACGGGCTGGCGATCGGTGATTGGCGCGGCGGCTACAAGAACCCAGGCGCGTAATCGATAACGGAACTCAGGAGCAGATCCAATGACGGATAAATTTGTACAACGCGGCGACGTCATCGATTACACGAACGGCGGCAGCGCCATTTCGTCTGGCGATGTTGTCGAAATGAGCGGCACGCTCGGCGTCGCACTGACCGACATTGCAAACGGCGACACAGGGGCCGTTGCGATCGAAGGCGTTTTTACGCTTCCGAAAGTGTCGGCAGCGGTGTTCGCGGTCGGTGAAAAACTGATTTGGGACACCAGCGCAGGCGCGTTCGACGATTCGTCGGCAACGCCAGCGAGCGGCGACATTACTGGCGCGGCGGTTGCGATCGTTGCGGGCGCGAACACTGAAACGACCTGCACGGTCAAACTGACGCCCGGCAATACGACGCTGACGCCGTAAGCCGATTGATCTTCGGTTGGGTAGTCCGTAGATAGGCGGGCGGCGCGTGTCGCTTGACAGTCATTCGACACGCGTCGCCATGCTTAAAGCACTGGGCGCGGAACAGTGCGACCTGAACGGGAAAACCGTTTGGGGTTTGTTCGATAACATTCCCGAACAAATCGATTTTGGTGAGCGTGAAATATGGGGCGAAGCGATCACGCTGACCGTTTCAGAAGATGACGCCACCGCCGTTTATCGCGGTATGCCGATCACCGTGAATTCGAAAAGTTACACGGTCGCGGAAGAACCGCTGAATGAAAACGGCATGAAAATCATTCCGCTCGCAAAAGCATTCTGATGACCGAACACCGCGCATATCAGGCGCTCAAAGCTGCGCGCGACATTGTGATTGCCGCGGACACACTCGCCGGAACGCAAGTTGAAATTGCGCGCACGGCTGCGATGAATGACGCCGCCGCGATTGATATATGGATGGGGCCTGATGTTGCGCCGACGGAATTGGGCGTCGAAAGCACGTATTGGCTGGATTCATTGTTGCGCGTGTATTTCGACCTGCACGTGAGGGCGCCGGAGCCGCCGCTTTCAATTATCGATCGGATTTTCCAATTGCGGGCCGAAGTGCATACGGCGTTGCTGGCCGATTGGACGCTCGGACTGTCGTTCGTTCATTCGATTCGTTATCAGGGCGCGGAAGAATTCACGCCTCAGCAAATTGGCGATCAGGTCGGCGCGTTGCGCACGGTTTGGGACATAGCGTACCGCATGGAGTATGCTAACCCCGCAACTTAATGGGAGCGGTTATGGGTTCACGAACGCTGCAAAAATCGGACGCCGAAGCGGACAAATACGAACGCATTCGTCTGGCGAATCAAAGCACCGGGCGACCGTTGCCGAACAAACCGACCGAGGCCGAATCGTCCGCGCCGGAAACGACCGACGCCGACGATGAACAGGATTTCACGGAGGAATAAGCGATGGGCATTTCCGTAAGGGAACAGGCGATTTTTGCCGCCGTTGAACAGACGCCGGGCACGGCTGAAACGCTGGCTGGCGGTGATGCAATTCAGGTGATGAACCTCACGGTGAATCCGGTTTCGGACATTCGCATGATCGAACGGGAAATTATTCGTTCATCGCTGAACCCGGAAAAAGCGGTCTACGGCGGCGCGTTGTATGAACTGCAATTTGACGTGGAAATGAAAGGCAGTGGCACGGCAGGGACCGCGCCGCGTTTGGGCGTGTTGTTGCGCGCTTGCGGCTGCGAGGAAACCGTCGTTGCCTCGACGTCGGTGACATACAACCCGATCAGCGATCTTGCATCCCATGAAACGGTAACGATCGGCTACAAGGAAGGTGCCAATTATCGAATCGTCAAAGGGTGCATGGGCACGTTTTCGATCAATTCCACGGCTGGTGAATATGCGCGCATCACGTTCACCATGAAGGGCAAAATCGAATCCGAAACCGAAGCCTCGGCACCTTCGGCGTCGTTCGAAACGACGGTGCCGCCGGCGTTCCTCGGCGCAACGTTTCAGGTTGGCGGCTTCGCGGCTCCGATCGAAACGCTCACGATGGACGTGCAAAATCAGGTTACGCCCGGAATCAATCCGAACAATTCGGACGGCTTTTCGGATTTCGTTCGCATCACCGCTCGCAATACGGTTGGCACGATCAACCCCGAAGTCGAAGCGATCAACACAAAGGATTACGTCGGCATTCTCCGAGCCGGTACGAATCAGGCGATTCAGACCGGAGCGATCGGCGGCTCAGGCGGCAATCAATGGTCGCTGTCATGCGCGCAGGCGTATTTCCGAAACGTCGGGTCTGCCGATCGTGATGAATTGCTGACATACGATATTGAATTCGGTGCCGCTGACACTGACGGCACCGATGATTTCGCCCTGCAGTTCACCTAAACTGCAAACCCGGCGCGCCTCGTCAAGCACGTGCCGCATGTTCCTGTAAGGGAATATGGGAACGGAGGCGTGACGGGGCGCGCTTGTCGTTTCACAGTCATGGAGGCCCGCTATGACCGATCTTTCAATGGCGCGATTGACGCCATATTGGTTTCAGCCCGTTTATGAAAACGACGGTGGTGTTCGATTCAAATTGCGACCGCTCACGCAACCGCAAATCAGCGAGCTGGAAGCAACGTTTGAAGAAAGCAAACCCACGAACGGAACCTTTTATCTCGCCGGTTCAATGGCGATCGAAGGTGGTCGCGACATTGAAAATCTGACCATCGACGGAAAGAAAGCTATTTGGGGGATGCACAAGGATCTGATCCCGTATACATGGGTGGTGGAATGTGGGATTGACGTGTTCGTGAACGCCTATGGCAATGAGGAACGCGAAAAAAACTCATAATGGCTTGCGCAGTAGCGCGTGAGCCTGACAACTTTCCCTGTGAATCGTGCGGTTGCATCAATGGCCGACAGGTTGATGGATCGCGATGGCGAATACCCGAAGCCGGAATAATTTCCGATGTTTGTTTTCGTCGATCGCTGACGCCGTTCTCGGTGCAGATGATGGATTTATATCGGCATTACGAAAACGGCTTGCTGCCGGTCGCGGGTGGATTGTTGGATCAACCTTTCGCATACTTGCGGGCAATGTCGGTGATCGACTCATGGATGAAGCGAAGTGGCTGATCCTCGCGCCCGCGTAATACTCGAAGCCAAACGCCGTGGCGATTCCGCGTTCAAATCGTTCAATGCCGATTTGCAGGGGATTGCAACGAAAGCCGCCGTGGTCGGCACCGCCGCAGTCGGTGCACTGAGCCTGATCACCAAAGCATCGTTTGAAACGATCGACAATCTCGCGAAAACGGGCGACAAGCTCGGGATACTTCCCGATCAGCTCGCCGGGTTGCAGCTCGCGTCAGAACAGGCCGGGGTCGGAACCGAAAAATTCAATATGGGTTTGCAGCGCATGGTGCGCCGCATTTCCGAAGTCGCGGTTTTCGGAACGGGAACGGCGATCCCCGCTTTGAAAGCACTCGGATTGCAGGCCGAGGATCTGGCCAAACTCCCGGTTGAAGAACAATTCAAAACGATCGCTGACGCAATGGCGCAGGTTGAATCGCAAACCGCGCGCGTATCGATCGGGTTCAAGTTGTTCGATTCCGAAGGCGTCGATCTGATTCGCACGATGGAAAACGGTCGCGAATCCCTCGATAAATTCCAGCGTGA